AGCGGAATGCATCGCGCTGCGCCGTGCCGCCCTGAAGGACTGGTTTGCCCTCCACCGCGTCCGGCTGTCCGGTCGATGAAAGATACGCTCACAAATGAAGCCGCCTCGTTCAGGCGGCTTTTTTTGTGCCGGGCATTCTTTCGGGAACATCAGTCGAAGCATTCTTCCGGGGACATGCACAGTAAGCCATCTGTAAGGATTTCACTGCAAGGGCTGAAAGCCCGTCAACCTCTGGACAAAATCCCCCGTGCCCCCTGAATGGAAGAAGAGAAATTTAAAGAGCACTTCGAAAATTCGCAAAACCCCGACCAACAGACCAACAGACCAACGGAGCATGTTTTTTCAATCCAATAATATATATAATATAGTAATAATAAGGAAATTAAGTGTTGTTGGTCGCTTGTTGGTTGGCCGTTGGTTTTAGCCCTTTTTGTTGGTTTCTGTTGGTTTTACCTTTGTTAACACTTGAAACCGTGGGTTTCCAAATCCAACAAAAGCCCCTTTTTGTTGGTCTGTTGGTCGCTTGTTTGTCACCTTGAAATTTTGTTATATCGTTGATTTTTAGTATATTTGCTTATTCTGTTGGTCTGTTGGTCGGTTTGTCGCCAAAAAACACAAAAACATTATAGACATGGAAAAATTCTATTGCTACCTTAACGTGACTCCCTTCGTGATGCAGTATCTCAGGGTGAATTTCGGGGCAAAAAACAGCCGTTTGCCCAATGCCGTGAGCTTTCGTCGAGACCGAATCCTATCCCAAATGTTGAAAAATATGCTAACCAAGCAATCCCACCGTTACGACAACCGGAACAAGGGCTATATGTTTACCAACCGGTGCGAGACGGCAGCCATTGAGATTGACGAGGTTACTTTTGCCACTTCCGGCTTTCTCCTGTCCCTGACGGATGCGGCCAACTTGGCTTTGTTCCTGGAACGGAGGTGTTACACCCTGTTGTTGTCATACCTTCACATGCGTTTCATTTTCAATAATAACCTGAACGAGTGCATTGAAGATTTCTATCGGCAATATCATTTTAGCGAGGAAACGTGGCCATCGGAGAGCATCCGCCGCATTTGGTATCGTGACAAGACATTCGACCGGAATATGTTCCGGGGTTTTATAAACAAGCAAATAGGTAAAATTATTATTGTGCAAATGAAACGGTTGGGATTGATTAGCGCAAGGGGGGCGCAGGCTTATGAAGAAGTTTGAATGGTGGAATGATTCGCGGGGCGGCTTGTCTTATATCTATGCCATCCCTCCGGCGTCTTTGCGTAGGGTCCGGATAGATTATGCAACAGGGCAGCGTTGGCCGGAGTTCAAAGCACGCGAAAACATCATCTGTCTGCCGGTATGGGCAGCAGCTCCCCAAAACTTCCAGTTCAAGGAGACCCATGAATGGACAGAAGCCGGAGATGCCTATACAGTGGAGATAAACGGTTATATCCCACCCTTAAAGGCAGGAGGAGAGGAGCTTGTCCGGACGCTGGAACAAGGGGCATGGATGGTGTTGCATACGGATTTGAATGGGATAAGCCGTCTTTCCGGAACGGCGGACATACCTTTGAAATTTACCCGTGTGGCAGACACGGGGGCAGCCCCCGGAGAACAGAACGCCATTACGTTTTCCTTTTCGGCCGTAGAACCGGAACCGTCCATCGAGGTCCAGGTAAGTGAATGGGATAACCCGTAGCTGCTTTGGCTTTGTCCTTTCTCCGATGCCTTTATTTCAGTTCATTTGTGCAAAATTTATGAGTGTATGAATGAAACGGTATTGACTTTAAACGGGGTTATTGATTCTTACGGATGGTTCCGGTACCAGGTCGAAGCTTTCCTCAATAAGAACAAGGACGTTCCGGTACGCATCAGACTGGATTCCTATGGGGGAAGCGTGGAAGAAGCTTTGGCCATATCCCGGTTATTGGAAGGGCATGGCAATGTAACGGTGGAGTTTATGGGATATGTGGCCAGTGCGGCCACATGGATGGCGTTCGGGGCGAAACGCATCGAGATGCACGAAGACACTTTGTGGCTTTGCCATAAGTGCAGCGTGTCCATATCCGAATGGGGATATAAAAAAGCGGAGGAACTCGACCAGCTCATTAAAGACTTGAAAGCGCAGAAGAAATCAGCAGAAGTGATCGACCTGACCATAGCCCGGAAATACCTGGAACGCTGCACGGCATCCGGAAAGACACTTCAGGACGTATTGACGTTGATGGACGAAGAGAGATATATCACCAGTTCCGACTGTTTAAGTTGGGGATTTGTCGACAAGGTGATTCCCGGGATGAATCAGTCTGACCGGGAGTCCATATCCGATTTCGTAAACCTGATGCACCTTCCTGCCATCCCGAAGGAGGCCGATCCGGGAGATTCTGGTAAGGCGGGCCAAGAAGGGTTGTTAAACCGTTTTCTGTCCGGTTTGGCTTCCATGTTTAATGAAAAAAAGCAAGCAGGAAAGCCGGAACTGCCCGAAGGATCGAAACCAACAACACAAACACAAAATAAGATGAGAGAGGATTTTAAGTCGGTAAACGCGTTGCTGGGAGTGACGGGTTTGCCTGTGTCGGACGGAAAAATCGAGCTGACACAAGAACAGGTCAAGGCCATAGAGGATGCTTTGGCGGTGGAAAAAGAAGTGGATGACATGTTGGACTCCGTTTCGGAGCATGTCAAAAGCATCAAGGGCACGGTAAACAAAGTGAATGCGTTGAAACTCCTGGTGGACCGTATTCCCACAGGTGTGCCCGGAAGCAGCTCGCAAGCCGGTACGGAAGACAATGATGACACTCCGGATACGTCGGACATGAACGACCCCGTAAATGAGTATGTGAGAACGAACTTTAAGAAAAAAGGCAAAAACTAAACTGTATAGATATGGCAATGGATTTGAAAACACCGATTGACATTACCGAGGTCATCGGGGCGGTAAAAGAGCATCAGGACTTGTTGACCACCTTGGATGCCGAAGATGCCGGAATGGTGCTTCAGCATTTTACACCTATTCCGGGAGTGAAAGACAGCATCGTGTTGGGACGTACGACGTTGGGCAAAGTGTCCCGCAAGTATACAGGGCAGTTCGTAGGAACGAAAGAAGCCGGTAAGATTGTGCCACGCACACTGACGGTCTATCCTTGCGTGATGGAGATGGACGACGAACCGGAACGCTACCGCCGGACTTATATCACGGAAGTGAAAGGTGGACTGGATCCGGAATCGCATCCGTTTGAAATCTGGCTGGTCAATTATGGCATCAAGTGTGCTTCCAAAGAGCTGCATGATGTGCTGATGACGGCCAAGCATGATGATGGGAAGCAAGAATTGGTAGACAGTTTCGATGCTCCGGGAACCATTATTGAAGCCGAGAAGACTGCTACAAAAATCTCTACGGACTTGGGTAATATGTTCGCCATGGCGGAACTCAGTCGTGCCAATATCGGTGAAGAATTGCTCAAGATGTGGCGGCACATGCCTACTACATTCCGGAATAAGACGGATGTGAAGATGTTTATTTCCGCTGATTTGGGTGACATGTACGATGACTGGCTCGAAGATCAGGGCGTGATCGTGTTGGGCAGTGGCCCGGGTTCGGAGACAGCCAGTACCAAATATCTGCGCAACACGAATCAAAAATGCGAGTTGGTACGTTTGACCAACATGCCGCAAGGTTCCCAGATGGTCATCCTGACCACGAAGCTGAATATCTGTTACGGTTACGATTCAGAAGCGGACATGCGTAGCATGACGCCATTTGCGAGTGGGAATCCTTATCATTTTACTGCTGCCGGTAAATACGTGTTCGGAACGCAGTTTGTTTCTTTGGATAAGTCCGAGTTTTGTGTCAACGACAAACCATTGGTTCCGGTGGTGGAGGATGACGACGAATAACCTTGATAAATTGAAAGAATATGGCAACAAAACCCACACAACCATGTATTCAACTGGCAGATTTGATGCCTGCCATGAATTGCGTCGATTTGGACAACCGGGCCGGCGTGGTGTCTGAGATATTGTTTGGATATGCCGAGGAGGTGGCCACCTGGCCGGAACTGCCTGCTCCGGATTCAGAGACCCCTTTGACGTTTGCAGAGGCTGGAATCTGGGATGGCCCTTTGACGATGGCCAATGGATGCAACATGTATAAGTTTGCCTTTACCGACGAACAGGCGGAACTGAAGATCAGTGAGTCCGGTGAGACTGGAGGTGAAAGCGTGTTGTTTGAACTGACGGTTTCCCGTGCCAGGTTGCAAAAGGAGGTCTTCGGCTTCCTGAACGCTTTGAAAGGGCGCAATCTCGTAATCATTGTTTCTGACAAGAATGGCAATAAATACTTGATGGGCGATAAGCTAAGTCCGGCCCGCAAGGTGGCCGGAGATGGTTCCACGACGGGAAAGGCCGCCACGGATTTGAACCAACAGAGTATCAAGTTCCAGTATTATTGTCCGCGTTATCTGATGTACGATGGGGATACGGAGGCATTGCTTAAACCTGCGGGTGGAGGTGGCGATTAATGATTTGAAGCGGTATATTGGTTAAAAGAGTCGGTTTCGGAAGCTGTAAACCGGCTCTTTTTTGTCACTGTATCGCACTCTTTTTCGCACTATTTTTGGGTACAAAAATGTGATTATGGGAAAGGATTATTTGGCATTTAGAGAAGAAGCGATCCGTTGGATAAATGGTAAGCGTGTGTTTTCACAAGGTATGGATATTTTGGAACGGAGTGGTTTTAAGCCCGGTGTGGTAGGGCGTTTAAAGAGAGTGGGTGAGAACGGTCCTGCCGCTCCGGCTCGTTTGAAACATTTGATGTTGACGCTTATCCAGGCATGGGCTTTGCCAGAGTCAGAACTACAGGATTCAGATCTGGAACATGGGGTTCAGGATGGGAAAGACATCCCGGTTACGGACCTTGTGGGCGAACTGTCCATGAAAGAAGTGGGTGATCAATTAGAGGCCGGAGGATTGGAGCAGCTTCCTCAGGGGATAAAAGATATTGTGTTTGAATTCCGTCGGGCTTATATTGAGAGGGACAAACTGCATCGCATGTTGGCAGGACTGGGCGAGGACAACTCGGCGGATGTGGTTGAAAAACGCAAAAATTTGTCTGATGGTATAAACCGTTTGAGCGAGGAGATGGACCGTATGTATCCCCTGTTCGATGAGTATGTGAAGAAGCATGAGGTCCGGACTGTCAACGAACCGCAACCGGACAAAGAGATACCCACGAAGAGAGAGGGAAACATCGAAGCGATGCCCACGGAAAACCTGAAATTCATGAAAAAGTCCCTCTCCACCAAGATACTCCGGGCGACAAACCGCTTGTTATACCAAAGCGAAACCAAGCAGGAGAAGGCGAATCCGATGCCCGATGGACCGGAACGGGTGAAATATGAGACGAAAATCAAGGTGCTTTCCGGCCGCTTGGAGCAAATCAAGATGGAACTGGCTCGCAGGGTGGAATGTTAACGGAGGAACGTCATGGCGAAGAAAGGCATTTCCTCTTTGGCAGAACAGCACTATGAGGTCATCCAGTCCCATATCTTGGATCCGCAGCATTCACCTTTGCCGGAAAAGTTGCGCGGGCAATTCAACCGCGCGCTCCAGATAGCCCGGCTGTTGGACGATTACCCGGAAGACGGCCACATCATCAATATGATGCAAGTCAAATACAGGGTATCCGTCACGCAGCTGCGCAAGGACATCGCTTTGGCCAAAGAACTGTTTAAGACCAACCACACTTTTGATTGGGATTTTTGGCAGGCTTGGCAAATCAAGGACCAGTTGGAGCTGATACGCCAGGCCCGTTTGGCAGGTGATTTGAAAAATTGGAATAATGCAAAGAAAGTCTTGGCTGTGCTTATCGGGCAGAAGCCGGAAGCTGTGGACGATCCGCGCCGCATGGAGAAGAATGCGTTCTATATCCAAGTGAATTACAATGGGCAAAGTATGGCGGTGGATTTTGACAAGGTCCGTTCTTTGCCGGAGTCTGCCCGGCAGGAGATTGTACAACAAATGTATGCTTCCATTGATGATACGGAAGCCGAAGAATTAATGAACTCATAAACAGTGGATATGAAAAGGTTGAAAAACAAGGAACTCGTCGCCTTCTGGATGGATCAGAGACGGGTAAACGACATCATAGTACGTGCCGGAGTGGTAGTGGTGGAGGCACGCCCTTCCATGACACAGGAAGAAGCTGAAGAACTCGTGCGTAAGTGCGGCCATGAGGAAGACTACAGGGCCGCTGCCGACGGTATCCACCGTTATATCGTCTTGCCAAGGTATTAAGCCATGCAGCATAACGTTTGGGAAGAACCCTTGTTGGTCAACCCCGCGCAACTCTCCCTCATGCTGCTCCCGGCAAAGACCAAGTATGCTTTGATGAGCCGCGCGTCCGGCAAGTCGTTCATTACCGGGTATGAGATTGACGAGAATGTCCGTCTCATGCCCCGGGGGATAACGACCGTCACTCAGGCCACCATCGGGCAGGCATTGACCAAAACCCTGCCTTCTGCATTCAAAATGTTGGAATCTTTGGGCTACAAGCGTTATGACCCCAAGACACAGACCGGCGACTACGTCGTCTGCCGTCGTCCGCCTGAAGGATGGTACCGCCCCTATGAGCACGTGATGAATACCGATTATTTGATTTCCTTTTCCAACGGCCATTGCCTGTATATCCTCTCTCAGGCTACGAACTCACGTGGTCCCAATGCGGACTATAATATCAGCGATGAAGCCCTCACTCTGGATAAGGAACAGTTCGACCAGGAAGTCGCACCGACGAACCGTGGCAATGAGCATGTTTTTGGCCGTCATTCCACCCGCCCTTTGTTGAAACACCATGGCAACACATTCTTATCCTCCATGCCCTATGCGCCGGAGCAGAAATGGTTGCTTGAACCTGCCGCCTATTACGAAGAGGAGAGGGGGATTCATTTGGTGGACGAATGGAATAAGGTTGTGGCCTTGCAGTTGCAGCTTATAGACGCACAGGCCAACCGTGAAGTTCCTTTGTTCAAGGATATCTGGAATGAGATTCAGCGCAAACGCCGCCAGATAATCCCTTTTGTTTCAAAAGACGGCATACTCTTCCTCTTGGGTTCCATCTTCGACAACATCGGCAACGTCGGCATGAACTACGTCATCAGCCAGTACAGCGTCATGGACAAGTTCTCCTTCATGGTGGAGATCCTGAATTATATCGTCGACAAGATAGACCATTGTTACTACAATATCACCGACCGCCATCGTTACTACCACGCCACCAACGACAGCTACATCCGCGACTTTGCCGAAGATGTGGATTTCAACTGGAAGCAACTGGCCGAAGAGGACAGCCGCATGGACATGGACTGCAACCCGAACAAGCCGTTGGAGATTACACCGGATTGGGGCTCTTCCGCCTGTTTTCTCGAAGTGGCCCAATGTGGCCATTTTGACTATGCCGCCAAACGCCTCTATCCCGACCGCGTGGTAGACAACACCATCAACGAGTTCTTCGTCAAGCGGGACGACACAGAAGGCCTGACCGAAGTGGATGCCCTTATCGACATGTTCTGCCATTACTACCGCCACCATGCCTGCAAGACGGTGGACTTCTACCGTGACCGTTATGGGGACGCGCGGCGGGCCAACAGCAAGAAGACATACAACCAGTGCGCCATCGACCGGCTGGTAAAACACGGGTGGACGGTAGTGCAACATGTACACCGTGGCATGGAGCCTCCGCAGCATGACAAGTATTTGCTGTGGTCTTACGTGCTGGCCGAGACGGATACACGTTATCCCATCAAGCGTTTCAATGCCACCAAATGCAAGTTCATCCTGATATCGATGAACAATACCCGCGTCCGGACAGGTTCCGATGGGCGTTATGAAAAGGACAAGCGTAGCGAGCGCAACGGCTCGATCCCGGCAGAAGAAGCCACCCATTTCGGCGACTGCGTGGACAAACGCATGTGGACGAAGTACGGCGACATCCTGACCAACCGTGTGACGTTCGTGGACAACCGGATATAATGATAAAAAACGACAAGAATATAAATAAAAATGGATGGCAGCAGGCAACAGTTGTTTGTCGGTTACATGCACTATTTACATGAGACAGACCGTTTCGATGCTACTAAGGCACGCTACGCCAAGCATGTATTAGGTTTCCTTGAAAGTGCAAGCAGTGTGGACAGGCGTGGTTTTATGGCATTTAAACGGGAACATTCCCTTGAAATGGCCAATGATTACTCATGTGGGACGGCAATATGTGATTTCCTCAATTTTTGCGGCAAGGGTTACAATAGGAAGAAAAAGGCAAAAGTGAAAACATTGGAGAAACTCAGTGTTGTTTCGGAGAAAAACAAAGAACAATTAAATGGGTTCATGGCATGGCTTGACGAAAATTTCGATTATTCGCCCCATACGCTCAACATGTACTATTTTTCCCTGAAAAAATTTTTTGAGTACGCCAATGAGGTGAACATGTCTAATGCCAAGCTGTATGTCAGTACGCTTGAAGAGCAAGCCTTTTCACCGCAGACCATCAGGCTGAGGATTTTGGCCCTTGAAAAATTCGCAAAATGGAAAAAGAAACCTTTTGAACTGAAACGCCCGAAACAGCAACGCAAACTGGAAACCGACAACATACCTACGGAAGAAGAATACAACCGCCTCTTGGAATATCTCAAAACAAAGAAAAACAAGGATTATTATTTCTTCATCAAGGTGTTGGGGACAACCGGGGCACGCCTGTCCGAATTCATGCAGTTCACATGGGAGGACATCATCTCCGGCGAGGTGACGTTGAAAGGCAAAGGGAACAAGTACCGCCGCTTTTTCTTCCAGGACAAATTGCGGAAAGAAGCCAAGGCGTACGTCAAGGAGGCAGGGAAGACCGGGATTTTGGCAATGGGAAAATACGGAAAGATTTCCTCCCGGGGGCTTTCATCAGACATGAAGGCATGGGGAAAGAGTTGCGGCATTCCTTCAGAAAAGATGCACCCGCATGCCTTCAGGCATTTCTTTGCAAAAATGTTTTTGAAGAAAAGCCGGGACATTGTGCTGCTCGCCGACTTATTGGGACATGCAAACATGGATACAACGAGAATTTATTTACAGAAAAGTTATGAAGAACAAAAAGCGGATTTTACTCGAAGCGTTATCTGGTAGCGTTGAAATGTTGAATGCGTTGGAGGAACTGTCAGACGGGATAGACATCTACGACGAAACGGGGTACGTGGATACCGAGTTCCTTCTTCAGGCCCTTGGGCATGTAAACGCCTTTATGGATGCCTCTAATAAGATAGTAAGCAAAATAAGCTCCCTGCTTGCTCCGGATGGAATCGCATTTGAAAAAGGTAAAAAAGTTGACGGGGAAAAGAACTGGTGCGTAGAGGACATTTTGAAACATTGCACGCTCGAACATCAGGTATTAAAACTTCCCAAGGTCCAATTCAACAAGAAATCATACAATGAAGCCAAGAAGTGGATAGAGGAAGCCGGAGGAACTTGGCAAGGAGGAAAAATACAGGGCTTTACGTTCCCTTTTAATCCAGAACGCGTGTTTTCCATCCTTAATCAAGGGAAACGTTGCAACCTTCAGCAAGAATACCAATTCTTTGAAACTCCCTCTGACGTGGCAGACTGGCTAGTGATGCTTGCCGGTGGCATACAGAAGGATGACACCGTGCTCGAACCGAGTGCCGGCCGTGGTGCGCTAATTAAAGCTGTCCATCGGGCTTGTCCGGACGTTCAGGTGGAATGTTACGAATTGATGCCGGAAAACCGGGATTTTCTCCAAACCTTGGAGAATGTGATATTGCTTGGCGAGGATTTCACGAAAGACTGTGTGGGGACATACAGCAAGATTGTCGCCAATCCTCCATTCTCCAAAAATCAAGACATCGGGCATGTAAGGCTTATGTATGAACATTTGAAGGAAGGAGGGACGTTGGCGGCCATTACAAGCCCGCATTGGAAGATGGCTTCAGAAAAGAAATGCGCGGATTTCAGGCAATGGTTAGAGGAAGTCCATGCAGAAGTATTCAAGATAAGTCCGGGCGAATTCAAAGACAGCGGGACTTCCATAAGCACCATGGCCGTGGTGATAAAGAAATAAGTGGAGAGAAGAAAAACGGAAAATCATTCTGCACCCTTTTAATGTAATAATCTTAAAGTGTTAACGAAACCCGATAAAAATCCATTTTCTTAACCCTGAACAAGATAACCTCCAAAAATTTCAGAAAACGATAAAAAACCGCAAGCGAAGCCCTCCGCGCCCTAAGTCGAATCCGCACCGCTCCTCGCACTTTTAAGGAAATATGAGAGACATGGGATGGCTGTAGGACGTTCCCGTTTCGTTTGGCGCAGATTGATTTTCGGCTGTGCTCCCTTGCAATTCCGCGCCAAAAGTTGCATCTTTGTAGTGCTCAGAACGAACCGTTTTTTTCAGTTCCTCGTATCGTGCGGCGTGTGAAGCCGGGTTCCGGGTGGTTCCGGTGAGCGCACGATATGAGGGGCTGATTTTTTAATTAGGATATAATTATGAATGGCTTTTCAGTCATTGGTTTAGGTATTATTGTCGTATCTACTTTTATTGTTCTGTTATATTCGAAACAGAGACTATTGAAAAAATACAAAAAAGAAAATGAGCAGTTGGCTATGTATAGGCATATTGTTGATGCTCATGAAGAAGCGAGAAAGATTTTCTAATATTTCTATATATCTTAAATTCTTTTATGTATATTTGCAAAGCCCAATAAAAAAGATAAGATATGGATCCCCTTACAAGACGTAATCCGTAGTCAATCGGGTTGTGGTGTTATCTGCCATTGGGCGCGTCTTGTAAGGGGATTCGCCAATAAAACCGAATGTGATGGAAGAGCAACGGAAAACTGCTTTGTATAAGATCGTTTTGGTTGTTGGTAATGGTTTTGATATAGATTTGGGGTTGCCAACGCGATATTCTGATTTTTTAGGAAGTGTTTATTTTAAGCGGCATATCTTTGATATGAAGATAAAGGATATTAAAGAATGGAATGAACGAAAAAAGTCAGGGATAAGAAATCCTACCATTTGTGACTGGTTTGGGATTGACTTATTCGATTTATTGGAAATCAAAAGGGGGCTCACGAATTGGGTTGATATAGAAAGGGAGTTGGCATTAGTAGCTTCTTTGTCGGACAAAAAAGAGCCGTTTGAAACATTGGCAGTAGCTGAAAGCTCATATTTCGAGTTACAAAAGGCTTTGTGTGAGTATATCAAATCCTTATCTTTTTCTGGGTTAAGAGAAGATTCGGTGGCTTTTAAGTTGGTCAAAGCATTGAATGCAATACCTAAGTTGGTTGAGGTTTTATCCTATAATTATACGGATTGGGATGTAATGTTTCCTCAAAATAAATTTTGGGTTGATTATATACATGGTTGTGTTAAAGATGATTCTATTATATTGGGTATTCAAGATGATTTGGATATACAGTCTCAATATTGTTATATGATAAAAACATTTAGTGAACATTTCCACTCTCATCGGGTAATGCAGAAACTTATGGATGCGAATGAAGTTATATTTTTCGGACATTCATTGGGTGAAACGGATTATCATTATTTTGAAACTTTTTTTCGGCGGCAAACTCACGAAGAATATGCAAACAAAGATCAGATTATACGTATTTTTACTTATGATGAGAAATCGAGACGTGAGATTTTAATGAGGTTACGTGAAATGAATAATAAACGTACAGATTATCTTTATGGACTTTGTGATTTTGAGGTATATAGGACATCGCAAGACGAGGACCTAATAAATAGATATATAGAAAATATAGCTCCAAAGGCAATATCTCGAATGAATGAGCCGATTTTAAGATCTGTATGGGAACATCGATTTTAGATAACACTTAAAATGGTTTGAATATGAAGAAAAAATTATGTAAACTTGTGTTTATGGCTGTTGTGTTTTCTCTGGCATCGTGTGCGGAGTATCAGCCTTTGTCTCCAGTCAGTTTTGCGTCTTCAGTTAGTTATGCTCCTTTTATTAAGAAGGGGTATTTCGTTACAGAGTCCAACTCTGTAGGTTTTGATTATGACGCTTTGGGGTCGCTTTATTCTGTAAGTAAGGGTGGATATACTCAAAAGAATCCTGTAAAAAATGCGCAACCAGGAGTTTTTGATGCAAACAGGCATTACCAATATGTGGGGGCGGATTTGAATGTGGCTTTTGAAAAGATGATTAAGGAGTTGGAAGCACTTGGGGGTAATGCCATCATAAATTTGAAAATTACATATACTCCAAAGGCTACGGCAGGAGGTGGTGATACATATTCTGTTACTGGTATGGCTGTAAAAAGGAAATAACAATGGCATTTTTCTTTGTTGTTCCGCAAAAGTCTTCATCTTTACAATGCTCAAAATAAACCGGGATTTTTTTCAGTTCCTCGTATCGTGTGGTGTGTGAAGCCGGGTTCCGGGTGGTTCCGGTGAGCGCACGATATGAGGTGCTGATTTTTTAATTAGGATATAATTATGAATGGCTTTTCAGTCATTGGTTTAGGTATTATTGTCGTATCTACTTTTATTGTTCTGTTATATTCGAAACAGAGACTATTGAAAAGATACAAAAAAGAAAATGAGCAGTTGTCCATGTATAGGCATATTGTTGATGCTCATGAAGAAGCGAGAAAGATTAAAGATAAAGCAGAATCTGATGCTTCGGAAATTGTAAAAAATGCAAATGCCATTTCTTCTGATATTATATCAAAAGCAGAGGTTTTGAAAACAGAAATGATAGCTAAGGCTAAACAGGGTATTGAAATAGACAGAAAACAAGCGCATCAAGATTTAGAACAAATTCTGAATGAGATTCAAAATCAGAAACAGGTCATTTCTGATTTGAGGTCGAAAGCAAAAGAAATGGAAAGTGAAGCAACGATAAAGCGGGTTGCTTCTCTTCGTCAGGCACAGCAAATAATAGAGGGTGCAGAGGCAAAGGCTAAGGAAATAGCCGGAAATGCTTATGATATTGCCAAAAATGCGGAGAAATATGAATATGTGGCTATAGCGATGAAGAACCTCATTGAAGGTTATGGAGATGAATATATCAAACCTTCTTATTCAGTTTTTGATGATTTGGCTATTGATTATGGTTATACGGAAGCTGGACAGAGATTTAAGGATGTAAAAGAGATTATAGCTTCTCTTTTGAAAACAAAGCAAGCTGCTACTTGTGATTATGCAGAATTCAGGCGTAGAAATACGGCTATTGCGTTTGTTTTGGATGCTTTTAACGGTAAAGCTGATTCTATTATATCTCGTATAAAGAAAGATAATTACGGGGTGTTGGTTCAAGAAATGAAAGATGCTTTTAGCTTGGTAAATCACAATGGTTCGGCTTTTCGGGAGGCCAGAATTACCGAAGCCTATTTTGAGGCTCGTATGGATGAATTGAAATGGGCGTTTGCCTTATTTCAATTAAATCTTCAGGAGAAGGAAGAGCAACGTCGTATACGTGAACAAATGCGTGAGGAAGAACGTGCACGAAAGGAGTTTGAAAAAGCCATCCGTGACGCTCAAAAGGAGGAGGAGATTATTCGTAAGGCCATGGAGAAAGCCAAAGATTCCATAGCCAAAGCGTCTGAGGAACAAAGGGCGAAATACGAAGAAAGGTTACATGAATTAGAAGAACGCTTAAAAGTTGCGGAGGAAAAAAATCAGAGGGCGCTTTCTATGGCTCAGCAAACCAAATCTGGATATGTATATGTGATTTCTAATGTTGGTTCGTTTGGAGAGAATATTTATAAGATCGGTATGACTCGACGTCTGGAACCGATGGAGCGTGTCCGGGAGTTAGGTGATGCCAGCGTTCCGTTTCCATTTGATGTCCATGCCATGATTTACAGTGAAAATGCTCCTGCTATGGAAACGGAATTACATCATTTGTTCATCAATAATCAAGTGAATAAGGTGAATCCTCGAAAGGAGTTCTTTAAGGTTCCTATATCGGAAATACGTAAGGTTATTGATGGTAAGGATTTGAATGTAAAATGGACGATGGCGGCCGAAGCTGCTGAGTATAAAGAGACATTGGCTATCGAGAAAAGTAATCGCGAAAGTTCTATTCGTCAAAAAGAATGGGAAGAAAGACAAAAGCAAGTTGATTGTTCCGGAAATGATAGTGAATAAAAAATGGCCGTATTTGCTATTTTTTTCATTTGGTTTTGTTCATGTCGAAAGTTTTTTATATATTTGCGGTGCTATACATATTTCGACTGGGGTGGAGATGTCCGCCAACAATGAGCTGCGGGCTTTTTTTATGCCCAAGGCGTACCGTATAGGTTCCGTCCCGTGTGGGAGGTTAATGCCCCCACTGCCTCAGTCAAGGTGTATAGCAACGGGGAGCGGAACCTTTTCCGTTTCCCGAAATGGAACTTTTAAAAGCTATACAATTATGACTAAATCGAATGGATCTTTTGCTCGCGACATGAATGTCGTGAGCAGAATGCAAAACCATCTGGCAGAATGGTTTGGGAGTGAGAATGTTCTGGTCTCTTCGTTGATTGAGGAGCGTGTGTCGAACCTTCAGGTGGCGCGGATGGTGCATGCGTTCGTGGCTTGCACGGCGATGGTGGTGTGGGCTTCGTTCAGCCTTGTGGGGACGGTATTGTCCTTGTTGTGGTTCGGGCTTTCGTTGTACCTTTGCAGGAAAGGGGGGAAATCATGAAATTGAAGAGTTTTTATATCAGCCATACGGTGACGGTATACGGCCATGGCGAAACGTGCGAGACCTATTCCCTCGAAGAGGAAGAGAGGGGGCAGGGGTTCGATGACCTTTCACGGGAGGACCTCGTGGCCTTGAACAACCTTTTGACACATTATCTATATGGGAGGAAAGAGGATGGAAAGGCGGAATGAGGAGGAGTCGCGGGCGGAGCGGATGCTGCGCGACTTGCTGATGGAGAGGTATGAGACGGCGGGGCCGACGGAGCGGATGGTGGTGCTGACGACGGCGGAGCTGGTGTATATGGCTTCGGGAACGGTGCCGGAGGTGTCGTGGAAGGAGGCCGCAGGGGTAGCGCAATACCTTGGAGCGGGGATGCGGGAGATTGGCGGCGTGGCTCATTGGGTGTTCTATGAGCGGCGTGACCCGATCGAGGACTGGATTGCATAGATATTTTGCTCACAATCATTTTATTTGGAAGC